TGCCATTTTTACTTTATGCTTTTGTATTTTTTGTATATCTCGCTGATGGATATTTGAAGCTTTTCCATCAATTTGTTTGTGTGACTCTTGTACTCCTGTAGACCAAGCTCTTCCTTCATTGTCTTAACGTAATCTATCACCTTCTCAGCTTCGTACAGCTTCTTTCTAACCAGCTTCATCGCTTCGTGCATCTGCTGCTCTTTGCTTCTGGTAACTGTTTCTTTTTTGAATCTGTGATAGTTCTCGTTTATTTGACTTTGGCTACTTATAATAAAATCAGCTATTTCTACAGCATTTTTTAATCCACCTAACTGACTATATTTTATAGGTCCTTTATATCCAAGTTCTTTTCTAAGATAATTAGCAAAATCTACATGGAATTCAAGACGTGGAAGCTGTTTACCTATCTTTTTTTCTATAGCCACTAATAATTTTAATCGTTTGATGCGATTTTCATATGCACTCATTACAGAATAGTCGTTCTTTTGATGGGCAACTGATAGGAGGTTTTCTACTCTTTCTAGCTCTTGAGCGTTGGAATCAGAGTGATTTTCGTTTTTAGTGCTTTTCTCGTAAGTGTCTGTGAACCAATCGTAATCGTCTTCATCGTCGTCTTGTTCGTACGGTTCGTAAATATCATCGTCGTTGTATGTTTGCTCGGCTTCATCTATATCTAGTCTTGGCTTCTCTTCGAAGTCTTTTATTCCTGCTGGTATGGTTATGTCCGACTGGTGATATATAGACTTTGTGTTGTTTTTGAACTGAAGCGTAAAGTACTTTCCGTCTTCTGTAACGTCTACTATTTCGCCTATTTTATTGTGATTTACGTTACCCTTCATCGTCACCTTAGCTTTGTCTCCAACTTCAAAACCCTCGTTTACTCCCCATAAATCGCTGTATTGGAATCCTCCTGTGTCTTTAGTGTGACCCGGTCTAAAGCCCTTAAGCTTCTTGTATCCTGATAGTTCGTCCTCGGTAAAAGGGTTTCTTTTCTTTTTGCTTGCGTGTAAGGAAGCATTGTAAGCTCCGTCTGCGCCTGTTACATTTTGCTCGTCAAACGATGATTGCTCTTCCCTAAGTTTTAAAGTAGCAAAAGAGTTATTGAATGGCTTCATGTTTTACTTCTGTTTTAGTATGTCTATGAGCTCTATGTATTGTAACAGATTTGATATAGCGTCGTCTTTTATTGACTCGTTTTGCTTTATTGGATTAAGAAGCTTTATCGTTTCGTTTAGCCTTATTACTGTTACTTTGTCTTCTATGCCCTTTTTGATCTCAACCAATTCTGTTTTGATTTGTTTTATCAATCCGTTCAAATAGTTCTTAAGACTTTCAGTTTCTGATATGTTGTTTATGTATTCTTTCAACACCTCTTTCTGTCTTTCTGAGAAGTTGTTGTACTTTGAATTGAACTTTTCTACCATTAACTTGTACGCCAACAGTCTGATTTCTTTGTCCTCTTTCATGAGATCTTGAACCATAGTAGCGCTGATGGGTTTATTTTTTAACTCCTCGTCCGTTATGTGTTCCAAGAGGTTTATCTTATTCAGCAATACCTGCTTTGTGTCAACTGTTTGACTGTATTGCGACTCAAACACAGTGTATATAGATGCGTAAGTCTTATAGTTGTCTATCTTAGCTTTAAAGAAGTCGTCTATGTTATAGTTGTTCTTTATCTCTTTTATGAGGTTGTATTTTTCTCTGTTCAACTTTTCGTTGTCAAGCTTCTTTCTCTGTTCTAACACAGTGCTTATGAACATCTCTGCTTTTGACTCAGATAGTTTCTCTGTTGTGTTGAACATGTTATAAAGTTGGTACTCTTTGCCCAACTCGGTGTTGACAAAATACTTCTTGAGTATCTTAACGGCTTTGGTGTCTTTGTTTTGTACCAAATCGGCGGTAGTTTGTCTAACTAGTAGTTCAAAGAGTATCGCCGGGTTTCTGTATTTGCTGTGTTTAACTGCCATATTGCGTTAATAGTCTATCTATAAATATAACAAATAATTACTCGGGATCTTGTAATATGTTACTTTCGTCTAAAAGATCTGTGGATTCAAATAGCTTCACTTTTCTTTGAGACTTATTAGCTATCTTATCAAGCATTTGTTTATTTTTTAACAACTCTGCCATAGTGCTTTCTAACGCTAATGGTCCTCCTCTGTATTCTGGCTTGAGTTTGTCTTCTCCTGTTTCCGCATTTGATTTTAGATCGTACACTCCCATTCCGTCTCTTCCAAAAGGACTCGCATCTGTTCCATGCTTAGATTTGTACTTCTGTGGTCTACCTGGTGATTCGTATTTTTCTTCTGGTTTATTCTCATCATATCCTGTTGGTACGTCTAGAGACATGTCGCCCTTTCCACCGTATAGGCTAGCCAATTGGTGTGGAGTACCGAAAGCTTGACCTGTTTCTGCTGGATCGTTGCCCTCTTCCGCAATTTGTTTGTATCTAAATGCTCTCTTTTGATCTTCAAGTATCATGTCTTCGAGCTCTAAGTATTGATCTTCAGAGAAGTGGAATACCTTATCGTATATGTAATCTCTAGGTAACAACTGTCCGTCCATAGCTTGTTTTGCTAAGTCTATCTTCTCTTTGAATAGCGCTACTCTTTCTTGATCGTATATTATCGATGGATTTGTTAGTGATATGGTGAAGTTAGCTGCTGACTCGTTTGTGTATCCGTGAGCATATAGGTGAATCAAGCCTATCTTCGTTAATTCAGACACGATGATACGTTGTATGCGCTCAACCGTTCTAGCAAAGCGTATATCTTCCGCGGCTAATGTTGCTTTACCCGTTAAGTCCTTTTCGTATCCCATGAACGCTTTTGGTATCTTCAACGCTGCAAATAACTTTTCTCTAAAGTATGCCACATCTTCGATACCGTTGTAATCAAGACCTTTTGCTGGGTCTATCCTTGTGGTCTGATCGCTACCCCTAACAGGAATAACTAAGTCCTCAAGCATATTCTGTACGTTGTATTTTAGGTTGTAATTACCAGTTTGTGGGTCCATCAAAGGAGTCTTCTTCATCTTATTCATCATCCTTTGAATGTAGTTTTCCACTTCAGTTGGAGGTATAGCGCCAACGTTAACGTAAAACACTCTACGCTCTGGTGCTCTAACAATCCTGTGAATCAACATAGCGTCTTCTATGAGTGTATACTGTTTAAATAGTTTTCTTGCGGGCTCTAGGTAAGATCTACCGTAAGGCAAATAGTTAACGTCTCCTGTCAATCTGAAGTGCGCCATCTCGTAGTTATCGAACCATATACCGGCGTCTTGGTTATTGAACGCTGATGAGTAACCAGTGGTAGATGCGATAGCTGCGTTTGGATCGTATTTGAATCTTACTTCTGAAGGATTTTCTGGATTGTATCCCTCTTGTCTAACTATGTTGTAAGCCGAAAACGGGATTACGTTGTAAACTCCGTACTTCTCTGCCATTTCAAGCTTTAAATAAAAATCACCGTACTTACACATGTTTCTTATCCATCCCCAAAGGCTAAATTCGATGTTTAGAATTGAATAATAAAGATTGTAAAGAAGCTTCTGTATGTTTTCGTCAGAAGAACGTATCTGTAGCACTTCTCCCTGTTCGTTCTTAAGCGTACACTCATCGGCTATGATGTCCAAGGCTGAGGCAACAATAGCGTCAGTGTCCATAGCATCGTAGTCAGCGTATATCTGTACACGAGCTGATTGGTAGTTTTGAGCTAAGTTCATGTTCACGCCGTAAGCTGTAGACGTTGTGTAAACTTTATGGAATCTGTCTACTAAGCTATTAGTCTGTACAACTCCAGAGTTTTGTATTCTATCGGTGTCTATGACCTTTAGCATTGCTCCGCCTTCGTTTCTTATTATCACATCCGTGGAAAATAAGCGTCTAAGCGTACTAAATAGGTTCTCTTGCGGTTTCTTTTGTTCTTCCATTTTTTATTCTTTTATAATAACCAAGAAAGGTCGTGGTTTTGTGTTTGTCCGTCTGGTGTGGATATTGGCATACTCCATGGATTGCTGTATCCACTGTAATCGCTTGACGGTAAATATTGCGTATGATTAGTCTTATTTATGTTGTTTATTGACACTGAGGTTAGGCTATCCATTGTTTTTTTGAACCTTAACGACGTCTCTCTTAGGTACATTCCCATTGCAAACGACATTACAAGATCATCGTTGTACCCCTGCATAGCTTGCTGTTTACCGTTCTTCCAAACGAAAACTCTAAGCTCTTCCAGAAGTCGTATAGATCTTATTGTCACTATCTTGTTTTCGATAAAGTCTCTCATCTTCTCTATAGCTAAAGGACGTGTCTTTTGACTCATGGTGAATCCTGGCACTAATCCTGAACCTCTATCGAATCTGTCTATGTATTTCTCAAAAGAGTTATCCGCATCAATTCTGTGACTGTAGTGTATGTTTGGATAACCACTATCTATCACTGTTTGTACAACGTCCCAACCTATGTTAGCGTTTTCAACGACCAATAGTGCTTGATTGTATTCATTAGCGATTGCCAATAAAACGTTAGCGTATTCTCTCGTATCTATTTGAGACTTGTATTCTGCTACTTGAGATAGTGTCTCTGTGTCTATAACGTGAAACGCAGAGTAGTCTGAACTGTCTCCTCGAGCGACGTCAGCTATTATTGCATAATATCTCATTGGATCGGGATACTCCCATATCCACAGAGCCTTGTCCATGCCTCGTCTTTCCAAAGGTTCGCTAATCATGTTCATTTCATACCAGGTTAATATCTCTGGTTCGATGACTCCCGCGCCTGACGTAGCAAAATCGCAATCACACTCTTGCGCAGCGTTTCTTACACCAAGTTCTTTTGTTTGTTGTTCTCTCCACTCTTCATTCCTTTCTGGGTGTACGGTCCAAGGCAACGATATTGGCAAAAATCTATTCTCTCTCTTTTGCGCTTTTGTGTAAGTCTTGTGAAACCAGTTACCAACACCGTTTGGAGTAGATAGTGCTATGCATCTACCACCGGTAGCTAACGTCTGTTGCGCAGCTGTAAATATGTCCTCGATCCTATCAATGAAAGCGGCTTCGTCTATGACTAGCAGTGATACAGCTTCCGAACGAGTTGCGTCTCCTGCTGCAGATACAGCCTTTATCTGTGAACCGTTAACCAACCTAAGACTCAATCTATTGTCTTCAGAGTGTCCTATCT